CCGCCATCACGGCCAGCACCAAGGGCAACATCATCAACTTGAGCCGCCAGGCCATCGTCAACGATGACCTGCAGGCTTTCGTCGGCCTGGCCAACGCCCTGGGCCGCGCCGCGCGCCGCACGGTCGAGGCCGATGTGTACACGGTGCTGAAGTCCAACTCGGGCCTTGGCCCGACGCTGGCCGACGGCAAGACCCTGTTCCACGCCGACCACAACAACATCACCACGGGCGCCGCCCTGTCGATGTTGGCCATCGACGCCGACCGCGTGGCCATGGCCTCGCAGCTCGATGTCGGCGGCAACGACTTCCTGGACCTGCGCCCGGCCGTGCTGCTGGTGCCGATCGGTCTGGGTGGCACTGCCCGCACCATCAACGACGCCGTCTACGACCCCGACACCGCCAACAAGCTGCAAAAGCCCAATCAGGTTCGCGGCCTGTTCTCGGACATCGTGGACACGCCCCGCCTGACCGGCACCCGCCGCTACCTGTTTGCCAGCGCCTCCGAGGCCCCGGTGCTGGAAGTGGCCTTCCTGGACGGCAACGACACCCCGTACCTGGAGCTGGAAAACGGCTTCACCGTGGACGGCGCGCGCTGGAAGGTGCGACTGGACTACGGCATTGCCGGCATTGACTACCGCGGCGCCGTCACCAACGCGGGCGTCTGAGCCTTCGCCGTCTGAACCCTCTTTGAAAGGACAAGCATCATGGCTGCAAACTACGTTCAGTCCGGCGACGTGATTCAGGTCACGGCCGGCGCCGACATCGCCAGCGGCGCCGTTGTGCGCGTCGGGCAGATTTTGGGTGTCGCACTCACCGCCATCGCCAATGGCGCCACCGGCTCGGTGGCCATCCGCGGCACCTTCACGGTGCCCAAGGTCAGCGCCGCCGTCATCGCCCAGGGCGAAAGCCTCACCTGGGACGCCTCGGCCGCCGCCTTCGACGACAACGCTGCCACGCCCGCCACGGGTGACGTGACCGGCGCCGCCGCCGTGGCCATGGAAGCTGCTGGCGATGGCGTCACGTCCATGGACGTGATGTTCACCGGCATTCCCGGCACGGTGGCCTGAGCCTGACGCGCTGATGCGCTGACCCGGCCGCCAAGCTCGCCATGACCGCCTGGACCACCCTCGAAGCCCGCTGCAACACGGCCGCCCTGGCCGTGTTTGGTGAGGCTGTGGTGGTGGACGGAGTCAGCCGCACCGCGGACTTTGTCGAGCCCTCCACCGAGGTTGAGTTTGGTGAGGTCAGCGCCATCGGCCGGCAGCCGCAGCTGGTGATGCTCACCAGCGAAGTGCCTGCCACGCCCGTGGGCAAGGGCGTCACGGCGCGCAGCCGCAGCTTCGTCATTGCCGATGTGCGTGACGACGGCCGCGGCATGAGCACCGTGATGCTGGAGGCCGCCTGACGTGGCCACCAGCGCGCACCTCGCACTGCGCGATGCGGTGGCTGCCCGCCTGCTGGCCGCCCCGGCGCTGGCCGGTGGGCAGGTCAAGGTCGGCAAGCGTCGGCCCATGCCGCAAGCCGTCAACGCCCAGGTCTATGTGGAGCTGGACGAAAGCGCCGCCACGGGCGCCTCGCTCAGCACCACCGAGTGGAACACCCGCATTCGTGTGGAGTGCGTCACCCGCGACAGCGCCAGCGACGCCGATGTGGCTGCCGACACCCTGGTCACCAGCGTGCACGACCGCCTGATGGCTGAACCCACCTTCAGCGGCGCCGCCATCGACACCCGGCCGCTGGGCATCGCCTGGCGCCCCGATGACGAGACCGAAACCGGCTTGGCGGCCTGCCAGGCTCTCTTCAACGTGCGCCACCGCACACCGCGATCCAGCATCGCGGCCTGATCTTTACCCGCAGGAGTCACCACCATGACCGTTCGTTCCTCAGCCGGCACCACCATCGGCCTGTCTTCGTCCCAGCCCGCCACCTACAACGCGGCCGGCTACGGCGCCCTGACGTTCACCACCATCGGCGAGGTCACCGACCTCGGCGAGTTCGGTCGTGAATACAACCTCATCACCCACAACCCGATCGGGTCGCGTGGCACCGTCAAGCTCAAGGGCTCTTTCAACGAGGGCTCCATCAACATGACGCTGGGCCTGGACACCGACGACGCCGGCCAGATCCTGGCCAAGACGGCCAGCCAGTCCGACAACGACTACTCGTTCGTCATCACCACGCAGAACGGCGACGACTACTACTTCCAGGCGAAGGTCATGTCGTTCAAGGTCGACGTGGGCTCCGTCGATTCGGTCACCACAGCCACCATCATGCTGGAGCTGACAACCAACAGCGCTGGCGTCGGTGTGGTCGAAGACCTGGCGACCTAAGCCGCCAGATCGCACTGAGCACGGGCCCGGGTGGCGTCTCCTCTCGCAGGGGAGCGCCCTCGGGCACCGGCAAACCTTCAACCCCTGCGAGCCTGAACACCCATGGAATCCTTCGACCTCAGTCAATTCGAAGTCGCCGAAATCGGCGTGCTGGAAGTCCTCAACGTCAAGGACGAACCGCTGCTGCACAACGGCGAGCCGGTGCGCATCCACCTCTACGGCCCGGGCAGCGCGCAGTTTGTGCGCGCCCAGGCCAAGGCGGACGCTGCATCGCAGCAGCGCACCTTTGCCGCCTTGCGCGGCAAGGTGAACAAGACCGCCATTGACGACCAGCGCGAAGACCTGATCATCAAGCTGGCAGCCTGCACCGCGCAGATCGAGAACTTCCCGATCCCGGGCGGTGCCGAGGCGCTGTACCGCAATGCCAAGCTCGGCTACATCACCAACCAGGTGATCAAGTACCTGGACGACTGGGCAAATTTTCAGCAACCGTCGCCGAAGAGCTGACGCTCTACGCGCGCCAACTGGCCTGGCTGCATGCAAGCCTTGAAGCACCCGAGCCCAAGCGTGGCAAGGCCGCAGCGGGCAGCAAAAAGCAGCCCGAGCGCCACACGCGCCTGGAGCGCTTTGAGCGCCAAGACCAGCAGCCTCCCATGCCGCCGGTTGAGCATGCACACAGTCTGGTGCGCTGGCTCAACGAAATCGGGCTTTGCGGACAGGGCGCCATGGGGCCGGTGCCCATCGGCTGGACGGATCTTGCGCACTGGATGCGCCTTACCGGCGCGCCGGCACAGCCCTGGCAACTGCGCGCCTTGCGACAGGCCAGCGCGGCCTATGTCGGCCAACTGCACGACGCGACAGAGCCTGACTGCCCTCCGCCGTGGAGCGAAGCCGGCCTTGACGATCGTGAGCGCGTGGCCCGCCAGGTGCGCGAGGTCTTCGGCAGCCGCAAGCGCGCGGCAAAGCCTGACGATGCAGTGAGGGCGCCGACATGAACAACATCGGCATCTCACTGACCGGCGACGACCGGCAGCTGCTGCAGATCCTGCAGTCGATGGAGGGGCACCTCAAGAACCTCAACGACGTCGCCACCAAAGCCATGCGCGGCACCAATGCGGCCGCTGAGCAAGCGGCGCAGGCTATGCAAAGCGTGGGCCGGGCAGCGGCCGGCGCGTCGGCGGCGGTGGGCGGCGCGGCCCGCGCCACCAGCGACTACGTGGCCCAGACGCGCGACGCCCGCGTCGAAGCCAACCTGCTGCGGCAAGCCAACCGCCAGCTGTCCATGCAGATGACCGATGTGGTCACCAGCCTGGCCAGCGGCATGCCGCTGTGGATGGTGTTTGTTCAGCAGGGCGGGCAGATCAAGGATGCCTACGATGGCGTCGGCGCCGCCCTTAAAGGTGTCGGCGGCTACCTGCGCACTCTGATCAACCCGCTGACTGCCGCCGCCGCAACGCTTGCCGCGTTTGGCGCCGCAGCATTTGTGGGTTCGCGCGAGATGGACGCCTACAACAAGGCGATCATTCTCAGCGGCGACGCGGCCGGCGTCACCGCAGGCCAGCTTGACCAGATGGCCCGCCGCATCGGCGATATCGCAGGCACGCAGGGCCGCGCCGCTGAAGTGCTGGCCGGCATCGCCGGCAGCGGCGACATTGCCGCATCCAGCATCGAGCGCGTCACCCGCGTGGCCATCCAGCTGGAGCGCGCGGGCGGCCCCGCCGCCGAGGAAACGGTCAAGCAGTTTGCCGCCCTCGGCAAGGATCCGGTCGAGGCCGTCCTCAAGCTCAACGAGAAGACCAACTTCCTGACCCAGTCCCTGTACCAGCAGATCAAGGCGCTGCAGGATCAGGGGCGCACGGCCGAATCGGCTACTGCAGCAGTGAATGGTTACGCCGACGCCGTAGAAGGGCGCACCGGCAAGATGGAGCAAAACCTTGGTTATATTGAGCTTGCGTGGCAAAAAATAGTTGATGTTTCTAAAAAAGCCATTGATGTTACGTTGGGTGTAGGCCGCCAAAAAACCCTAGAAAGCGAGCTTGAAGAAATTCAAAAACGCATAGCCGACATACAAAAAAATCGATTGAATGGCTTTGGCAATGCTTTTGCAGAATCGCTTATTCCACAACTTCGCGAGCAAGAGGAGCTACTTCTAAACCAAATTGCTATAGAAAAGCAAAGTTTGTCTCTTAAAGCCAAACAAGCCGATGCCGCCCGGGCCCTGGGCGAATGGGACCGGCAGGGCCTGAAATACCGCGATGCCCAGCAGCGCACCGAGCAAGACATTCTCGAAATTCGCCGTCTTGGCGTGCGAGCCGGCCTGGACGAAGAAGCCATCGCCAAGCGCATCGCTGCTTACCGGGCTGCCAACGCGCCCAAAGCCAAACAGGGCTCCACCGACCCCCTCGGCGACTTCCTGCGCAACGTCGTCGACCCCAAGACCCGCGCCCGCGAGCTGGCCGCCGCGCAGAAAGAAGCCGAGCTGATGGCCGACCGCGAGCTGAAGCTCGTGGCCGCCTACGAAGCTGCAGAGGAGGCCGCCACCGCCGCCCACAAGGCCGAGATGGCCCTGTTCGCCGACCGCGAGCTGAAGGCCATCGCCGCCTATGAAGCTGCCGAGCAAGCCGCCGATGCCGTCGTCAACTACGTCGCCAGCATCGAGCGCGAAACCGAGGCGCTGAAGCTCTCCAACACCGAGCGCGAGATCCACAACGCCCTGCTCGAGCTGGAGCGCCTGGGCATCGAAAAAGGCACCGCCGCCTACGAAGAGTACGCCCAGCGCATCCGCGAAGCCGTCATCGGCCGCGAGGCGGTGCGCGAAAGCATCGACCAGGCCCGCAGCCTGGCGCAGCAGTGGAAGACCATCACTGACCAGATTGGCGAGTCACTAACCGACGCCCTGATGAGCGGCGGCATGAAGGCCGGCGACTTCCTGAAAAACCTGTTTCGCACCATGGTGCTGCGCCCGATCGTTCAGGCGGTGATGAATCCCATCATGGGCGCCATGGGGTCGGCGCTGGGCTTTACTGGGGCGGCGTCAGCGGCGACTGCGGGAGGCGGCTCAGCTGCGGCGACAGGGTTTTCGGCCATCGGTGCCATGGGCACGCTGGCCAGCTATGGCAGCCTGTTCGGTTCCGGCGCCACACTGGCCATGGCCGGCAACACCATGGGCGCGCTCAGCTCGGCGGGCGCCATGATGTCTGCAGGGGCTACCGGCTCGGGTTTGGCAATGGGTGCCGGCGCCCTGGCCCCATGGGTCATCGGCGGCATGATCCTGATCAACGGCCTGAGCCGCAAGCTCAAGGACGTCGGCATTCAGGGCACCTTCGGCGGCGACGCCGGCTTCAGCGGCGAGCAGTATCGCTTCTACAAGGGCGGGTTCCTGCGCAGCGACAAGACCACCACGCAGGCGCTGGATGCCGAGATGCAGGGCGTGCTGTCGGGTACCTTCACCCAGATTCGATCCAGCACGGCCGAAATGGCCCGCCAACTGGGCCTGAGCGCTGATGCGCTGGACAGCTTTACCAAGGACATCAAGTTCAGCCTCAAGGGCCTGACCGAAGAGCAGATTCAGCAAAAGCTGACCGAAGAATT